GTACAGGCTATGCTTTACAGTTCATGCTCAATCCTAAGTTATCTGATGCTGATAGATACCCGTTAAAGATTAACGATCTTATTATAATGGATATAGATGTAGACTTAGCTCCTGAAAAAGTAGTGTGGTCTAGTGACGATGATAACACAGATAGAGAGTTACCTAATGTAGGACTTAGTGGCGACCGCTATAGACGACCCTCTAACACAGTAGGTGATATGATACCGTATACTGGTTCCGTTCTATCTATCGATCCATCTGGACGTGGTAAGGACGAAACTGGGTACGCAGTAGTTAAGATGCTTAACGGTCAACTATACGTTCCCGATGCCGGAGGTATTAAAGGCGGTTACGACGAAAAGACGTTAAAGCATCTAGTAGCTATAGCTAAAGATAACAAAGTTAATAAAGTAGTTATAGAATCTAACTTTGGTGACGGTATGTTTATGGAGCTTATAAAACCTCTATTTAGAACAACCTATCCTGTAACTATAGAAGAGGTACGTCATAACAAACAAAAGGAGTTACGCATAGTCGATACCTTAGAACCCGTTCTTAATAGTCATAAGCTTATTGTTGATCCAAAGGTTATAACATATGATTATAAATCAGCTCTTACATATCCTATAGAACAACAAACTAGATACATGCTATTTTATCAGTTATCTAGAATAACAAGAGATAGAGGTAGTTTAGTTCATGACGACCGTCTAGACGCTCTTTCTATAGCTGTAGCTTATTGGGTAGAACAAATGGCTAACGATGTAGATCAAAGTATGTTAGATCGTAAACAAGAGTTACTACATAAAGAACTTCAAACGTTCACGGATAGCTTCTATAAAACTAATAACAATAGAGCAGTAGCTACTTTATGGATGTAAACTTTTATAGCTATAGCTTATTAAGAGTAACTTCTAAACGTAAACGTAGTACAGCAGTAAAGCGTTGATTATAACTTTCTCAAGCCGAAGGAGAGTTGTCAACTGTTAAAGTTTAAAAGGTAGTAAGTAAGAGGTGTACAGAGCTATAGTAGATTTACCTAGTAGAAGCTCTCAACTTTTGTTATAGTACAAGATTGTTATGGATATAAACGAACAGACAGACACCTTCCAGTACGAGCTATTCAAACTTATACATAGGTTCAGGAGTGAATACGATCTTAACGATTACACTATAGCGGGCAGCCTAGACTTCGCTAAACTGTCTGTACTGACTGAAACAGATGGTGTTATCTTTACAGGGGACGATACGATATTAGAAGAAGAGGATACGGACGATCTATCGCCTAACTTCTAAATCCAAAAGACGGTCTCCCAAGAGTACAGCGGGAAGGTCTCAGGAGGCTCCGCTATAGGTATAGGATCAAAGTCAGTAAAAGTTGCCATTAACATATACGGATAACGTAACACAAACGACACGCACTTGTCGAAAGGTTTGGTCGAAAAAATCTGAGGGGCTTACGCTATATACGCCCGCGTTAATTACCCCCGCGTGTACCCGTAAGTTTTATATGGCGGGGGGGATATTACTTCGCACTATAGTCATTATGTCTAATAGTAAGTACTTGATAACCAACGACTTAATGTCATACAGCTGTAAATTCTAGCGGTTTGATGATGATATACAGGTGTAAAGCGATAGGCTTAATAAGTATGGAGCTATGTATTTAGTGTAAGTATGAAGTTCGGTTAACTTGTTTCGTTGTTAGTTTAAATACATGTTTAGTACTTATGTATGCTTTTCGCTTTCTTGGTTCAAGTCTCAACTGAGTCTCAATCTCAATAACGATCACGCTATACTTAACGCCATAAACCGCTTACTTATCGCAATCTCACTAAATCAATCTCGCCAAGTCTAACAACAACAACAACTTACAGAAATACTTAACGATAAAAACAACTCCATCAATCAAGCTCTAGACCGCTTAGGTATCACGATTGTACTTTTTTATTTGCTTTTATTTGTAACTTTGGCACAGTTGGAAAGCATGAATAATAACTTAACTTCACTTCTTCGCCGACTCGGTTCGCTTCAGTGCGGTCTTGTTGATGTTTACGCTAATGACGGCGATTGCATCGAGCCTATTAACGAAGGCTACGGATTCAAAGCTTTAAAAGAAGCGGTCAACGCTGTTGAACTGTCTGAGATAGTCGTTAGAAATACATCAGGCAAGCAAACCGCTTGGTTTTTAATTTCTTCAGGTGATGAGGGGATAATCGATCAAAGTGGCATCAACTACTAAACTAACCAACCTTAACCAAAATCAATACCTATGAAAATCATCACAAACAATCAATATAGACATATTCTATACTTCAACGAGCTAGAGCAAGACGAGCAAGACGAGCTTAAGGATTCTTACGATACAGTAGAGGAAAGTACTTTCTTTCGTTATCGCGGTCATGTGTACGATCTTAATGAGTTCTTGCGGGTGAATGAACAATGGGGAAAAGGCATTCTTAAAGATTGGGATGGATGCCATAATGAAAGCTTTTTCTCATCTGTTTTAGTCAAGTATGATGATTCCTTTGAATCTGTAAAAGTCGGACTCGCACTTTCTTAAATCAATAGAACCAAAACCAATACCTATGAAGGAAAACGGATTTATAATTCACGAAGGAGTAAAAAATGGCGAGAAGTTTGCCGTAATTGCTACCCTCAAAACCTCTAACAGAAAAACGGGCAATATGATACAGGTATGGATTTTGCTAGCAGATCATAGCCCTGTCGATGGTGTTAAAAGCGGTCTTGATGCGTCAACGATTTGCACGGGTTGCAAGTTTGCTAGCGGTAACGGTTGCTATGTAAACGTAGGACAAGCACCAAATTCTATATGGAAAGCTTACAAGGCTAACAAATACAGTCACCTCAGCCCTTTCCTTTACGCTAATATCTTTAACGGCAGAAAGGTACGATTTGGAGCATACGGCAATCCGTCCTTAATTCCTCTTTCAATCGTCAAAGCGATTACAGAAGCAAGTGACGGGTGGACTGGTTATTTTCACGACTGGAAAGAGATGCCAAGTGCAAAGGCTACTGCATACGGATCTTATTTTATGGCATCAACTGAAACAAACGATAGTGTACGCCGGGCAAAGGCTAAAAGTTTGCGATTCTTTCATGTAAGCCCGGAGCAACCTAAGAACACGATTGAATGCTTGGCTGATAGTCGAGGTCTTTCTTGTGATACTTGTCAACTATGCAAAGGTAATCGGCTATCGGCAAAGTCAATATGGATTAATCCTCATGGCTCAAAAAAGAAAAGAGCAATCGAACAAGCAATTTCTAATTAATACCTAAAACCAATAAGACTATGAACAACACCAAACAAACCAAACTCGACCGCATCATAGAAAACTCATTCCCTTTGTTATATCTCGGAGGATGGGGATTGATCGTTCTTTGCATCATCTTTTCTTAATTAATCCTTACTTATAAAATACTATGACTACAACTAAATACACGGTTTCGGATGCGAGCGTAAAACGCTACTTTGAATTAAGAGAAAAAGAGGAATATAGCTATAATACTTGGTCTTGTTTTGAAGAGTGGGTTAAGCGTGAAAACTTCAGCAAGGGCGGAGCATATTGGGACGCAATGAAGATAATCTGCAAGAAAGATAAAGCTTTTTTATCTGAAGCGATTTTCTCATATCAAATGGCACAGCAGAAACTAAATCAAATCTCTAGTGCGTTTGATGTCATTAATAGCTTAAACGACACATGAGAAAAGACTATCAAATCATCTGTCTAGACAAAGACGACAAACCTCAACAAGTTGCAACGATAGAATCGGCTAGTCCTGCGAAAGCTAGGCTTGCAGGTCAACGGCTTGCGACTAGTTTAAACCTTCGCTTCCACTTAGCTAAACCTACTAAATAAATTATTAATCAAAAGTTGTAAAAATGAATCACAACGCATCTTGTGTATCACAAATGAAAAACAAATTTAACCGATGAGTGTAACCTACTACCTAACCGACCACAACGGGCAACAAATCGCGTTCTTCTATAGAATCGACAACGAGCGATACAACACCGTCCCGAATATTCTTTGGGCGTGCCGTCAATACCCTCAGTTTCAAGGAACGGCTAGTAGTAAAGGCGAAGCAATAGAGGCCTTTAAGCAAACTCTCAAGGAAATCAAGAAACTAAGTGTACCTGTCCGTGGCTCTAAGAAATGTACCGACTGCGATATAAGCTTGCAAGGCATGGAAAACGAAGGCACAACTTGTACCGATCATAACTTTAACCGATAAAAACTAATACCTATACCAATATGAAATACCTAATAGAAGATTACAACAATACATCCACCTGTCCTTTCACTTACATCCGTGAAGACTTGGAAAAACTAAGAGAGAACATTACTTTTAGAAAGGACGACCTAATTGTGGATATAGCATTAAGAAAGAAGCTCGCAGTAGCTGAACTCAAAAGAATCTTTAACGAAAACGGAAGTGATACCAACATTAATATTGATGAGTCTGGAATCCACTTAACACACACAGGACACATGATTTCCTTGACCGAGTCAGAGCTAGAGTATCGTTTTCAAAACGCTTTTGATAGCATCGTAGAAGGAGTGCTTTAACCGATGACAACTGACCCTGACAACTTACCGAGTCTTGATGACGAATCGTTACAAGCTCTTATCACTCACTACACAGGCTTAAAGTACAAGCTAACCGACAATTTACGTGTCCGTGAACGACTGGTAGAGCTACAAGACGAGCAACTTAAACGCCAGATCGAAGCCCTCGGCAATTACGAACCGATCGGAGACGATATAAAGAACCAACTAAATAACCAATGACCGAAGGAGAATATATAATTATGACTAGTCTTACATTCCTATCCATCATCTTAGTAATAATAATCTTTACAGCTTGGATGTACCGTGATTAATACAGGACTATTTACTACTAACCGATCTTGGGACATACCTGAAGAGATTAAATATAATAAGATGAATAGCTACGACAACTGGCTAAACGCTAACAACCCATACGATTTATACGATGAAGAAGAAAGAGAAAGAGAGTACCA